TGTAGTTTTTTGTTTGGCCCAGTCGTCCCGATGCCGACGTTGCTATCCTTAAAGTAAACTCCAGTAGTTGAAGATGGGCCGACAAAAGACTCTGCTGGCATTGTGAGGTTGCCGGTCATTGTGTCGCCGGCCTTCTCAACCCATATATCCCCAGCACCACCAGCAACAAGCCCCAAATTGGTTCTAGCTGTACCGGCGTTGGCTAAATCAGAAAGGTTGTTGGAAATTTGGAGATAGCGGGTATCAAGAACACTCAATCTTAATCTGGCAGCCGCACCTTCATTTTCTAACATTTAACTAGCAATGAAACTAACTCCGTCATTCTTATAACTTCCTATCACTTTTACCTTGTTAAGATTATCTATAACGATAGTAACTGGTTGCCCCGGTTGAAGTTCATAATCGAGACCAGTCCCAGCAGTAACGTAAACCATGTCTAAGTTGTCCCTTAATGCTTGAACTGCCAGAGTTTTAATATCTCTGGGGGCTCCTAGAGCTATGGCATTACCACTTACGGTTGTTCTAATCTGTCCTGAATAAAAAACAGATTGAGTCCTATTTAAATTACTAAGTTCCTGAATGGCCGCAAATAGCTTGCCATCACCGGAAACACCACCAAAGTTAGGAGTGACTATTCTCTTACCATCAAAAAAAGCAATGGGAACCACATCGAGTTTTCCCAATCTGTGCTTCGGGACATCGGTCTTTACCTCACCGGATATTTTCTGAGTATCCGGGAACTCTACTTCCGCCTTCACATTTCCCTTGATCCTTTGAATCTCCGGAAACTTGACTTTAGCAATAACTTCTCCGACTATCTTTTGGACTTCCGGGAATTTAACCTTGGCAATGACACTACCAATTACTTTTTGAATCCCTGGAAGCTTTTGTGGATTAATTATTTTTACATCTACTGTTTTAGGTGCAGGTGGAGTTACCGGTCTTAGCTCATCGACTATCTTTTGGGTCAATTCCCTGAAGAAATATTCCTTTTTCTTTTCAATCTTGGCCTTTTTAGAGGCCCTCTCGATTTTAATTGCTTTGTTCAATTCTATTCTCTGTTTTTCGAGAGAAAGGACAGCTTTTTTATCTTTTTTCTTAGTCAGGGACTCCATCTCTCTGTCTTCTTTTTTCATTAGTTTTTTGTCTTCTTTTTTCATTTTCCTAACCAAATATCACTAGGTAATACCCAATTAGATGGTATCACTTCTTCTAAAAAACACCTACAACCAACATGAGCCGGCGGACCTTCAACTGAACCGGTAGGCGTTGGAAACTTCCCGTTTACTTTCCTCTTTTCACCTTCTAACGGAATACAAATAGGACAAACCCTATCATCTATACTCGTTCGCCAAATAATATCTTTTATCCCATACCTCTTTGCAGCTTTAAGCTCAACAACTGTCATGGCATTTATTAGCTCATTCATGGCGATCCTCTGAGCGCGTAGTTTCGTTATCCCTCTGCCATCGTCGATCAAGGTTTTGGCGATCTCATTAACCCCCAGCCCTTCCTTTTTGCCATTCTGGATCTTCATTGCGATCCATTTAGCAGTAAAATCATCAACCGAAGTTATTAATAGTTTCGAATGGTCATCAAAGAAATCGATAATCTCAGGATTTGTAAGATCAAAGACACCCTCCAGCTTGACTTCATCAAGCACTGCCTGACCACCGCGAGTGCCGCCCCAAACCAAAAACTTTTTAAAATCAATGACCTTGCCAATGCTCTTACCGGCCAGGAATAACCCCACTTGTCGCAAGAGGCTAATCTTCGCCAAAGCAAACAGAGAACCCATCTTCTTACTGTCGTTGGCTATGAACTTAATTTGGCTGAATAAAGCTTTTCTTAGCTGATTTTGGAATGATCGATAAAATTTTGTATCTTCAGCCTGTTCAAGCGCGACATTAAAGCCGCGTTTGTAAAGTTCTCTTTCAATCTTCCACAGTTCATTCAAACTCGGCATCTTCTATATTCCTCATCTTAGAAGCTAAGGCTAAGAGTTTGTAGGAAGCCTTCATGTCTTGATCCAAATATCTATCGAATATGAGTTTTACTTGGTGTGTCGTAGAGACTCCCTTCAATGAATCCCTTATCTGGTTTTTTACTTCTTTGGGGATGCCCCTTGAAAAGAAGTTACTGATCCGAAGAGGATTCTCATCGCGTAAATCCTTATACAAACAATTTCTCCACTTTCTAAGATCAACGAGCATTGCCTTTTCTTTATCTTCTTCTTCTTTTTTACCTTGATCCTCCTCTTTTTTACCTTCATCGACCTTTTCACCTGCAAGGAAATCTTCGACAAGAACCGGTCCACCTTTAGTTTGGATATAATGGCCCAAGCCGATGGGTTCCAGGCCATCATTTATTCTAGCCTCATCGACAGACAGTTTACCTAGCCTTATTTCTTTGTCCTGAATCTCAATTTCCTCTAATCTATCGACAGGATTTAGGTTGGTCCACTCAAATTGCAGTTTCTCAAGCCCCATTTGAGTATGAATAACCTCGTCAAGAAGCTCTTTAATAAAATGAGCCAATGGAAGCAAGCCCTTTTCTCTTGAGAGTTTCTTCTGACTTTCGTCACTTGCCTTGTTAACAAAAAGAGTTATTCCAATATCTCTAGGCGGCACGTCAAACACAGCACAGGTTTGTTGCAATAGCCACATTTCGAATCTTTCGAAAGCCATATCTTCTAGTTTTTGAGTGGGAGTATATTTAGATTCACCGGGAAGTATCTTCAGCCTATGCACCTTGCGCATATCGCCAGCTAAAATAGAATCGAACCACATTTGCCATTCTTCGACCTGATCTTTAGTAGCAGCTAACTCCTCGGAGAGATTTATAAATCCTGTCGGGACATTACCTTCTCTAAAATGGTCGAGATTATACAGGGATCCTCTCAAAGCAGACTCGATTTGAACAATTAAAGATTCAATCGGTGATAATCCATACGGGGTCATGCTCCTGGTTCGCATCATGTCATAAAGAAGTTCATCTGTAGTGAATCCAGCTACTTTTTGACCTTCTATAAATTGAGCGTATGCAACCTCTGGAGGTTCCGGAGTAGCCCCATGTTCGGTAACTCTCAAAACGATAGTTGTTGGGTCAACTGAAACTAGATCTATAAATTCGCCGCCCCTCTTTTTGTGGTATTCAAAACAAGTCGCATCAATTGTCAAAAGATCGTCAATTATGGTATTCATCATCTCGCGAAACCTTGTTTTATGTCCCATTGGTTGATGAAGCCAATCAGTCACCTTCTTGATATTCGCCTCATGCCCTTTTTCATCTTCAATTTCATCAACAGTCGTTACCATCCACTCTAGTTGAGTAATTTGAGTAATCCGGCGATTAATACAAGCTCTGGCAATCGGATAAACAGTCGCCATCTGGCGCATATAAGAAAAGGGGATTTGTGAACCCGGTTTTCTACCCGGGCGGTAAGTGCTGTTGAATAATGCAGGTCGTCTATATTGAAATGCTCTGCCTTTTGCCGCAGCCAACTTCTCAATCTTTAATTTTTCTTCAACTTGCTGTTCGACCATGCCAGGAACCGAGGCTTTTATTAATTCACCGGCTTTCTGGGTATCTTGTAATGCCTTCTCTCTCGTCACAATCTCAGCTTTTGGTTCTTCGGAATAATCTTTAACCAATCCTTTGAAGATTCGAGTTTTGAAGAAACGAGATTCCAGTCTTTTTCTTAGATTCATCAGCTTTATCTCTATAATACTCTAAAAATCCGGATCCTGCACGTAGTAAACTTGTCGCTAGTTCCAAGGCATCCGGACCATCATCGTGATCAGCCATCGGGAAATTAACTAATTGCTCAACCAATTTCTGCTGATCTTTCTTAAATCTAATCCTACCATTTTTTATTGCCGGTTGTAATGATTGGATTCTCAATATCTTATCAGAATGTGACCTGATTCCTTTAATGTTTATTCCAAGTCCTTTTACATCGGATTGTTGAAGCCTATGCATCATGGTGTCTTTAAAATATTCTTGAAAAGCATTGTCTTCAACTCCAATCGTCCGATGGTGATATTTCCTGTATTCTTC